ATGAAAAGGACATTCCTGGCGGTCATGCTGGCTGTCTATTCGGTCGCCGCGCTTGGACAGGTCCAAAGCGCGCGGGGCAAGGGAACACCTCGGGTGACGTCGACCCCGAAGGCGGCCCACAACTCGATGGCCAACGGCACGACGCCGTTCAAATGCGACCAGTACCGCAACCACCCACACCCGGGCATGCATGGCTTCTGCCAAAGCATGGAGAACACGATCCTTGCCAATGAGGCGCGACGGGCCGGCAGGCCAGGCCCCTCCGAGAGCATCGTCGACCTTCCTGCGCTTGGCTCCGCGGAAGCCAAACAGCTTGGCTACGCCTGTATTGGCGGACAGGCGTTCAAACGCCTGGCAAATGGATGGGAACAGGTGCATGCCCGCGAAGGTGGCTGGCAGCGTTGTCGGGGCGGCTGAAAAAGCCGCCTCGGCCCGGCCCCGAACGATGTTGCTAACAGACTGCAGACCTCACATGCGGTGACGCCGTGGAACCTGACCCGCGCAACCAGACATTTGAACCAGCCTTCAAATGGACGCATTTTCGGCCGGCCAGGGCAAGGGCAAGGGCGCTTACAGCTGTTGCCGGCATCGGGACTGGGCCAGTTGCCCATCCAGGCTTTTACATAATATGCATTGACCCGCTTTCGCTGCCGGACGCGTAGGGCGAAGCGTTGATTTGATGAGCTTTCCCGAGCGACGGGAAAGCAAGGCCAATTGCGCATAACGTCACGACAGCAGCCGTTCCGAGGCGTTGGAGTAGGGCGTTCCAGACCGCTTTTTGAGGCTTCGTTTCCGCCTGTTCTGCCAGCACTTCTATGGCAGTTCGTTCGTCCACGTCAGCCAGCGCGATTAGCGCAGTTAGGTGCTTTTCGCTGATGGCGCCGCCCTTGCGCCACAGGCTCACGGCGGACCTGCTCACGTGCATCCGCGCTGCTAAAGCGCTGTCGTTACTGGGGTTGCAGACGGATGCAGCCCGGTCGATGAGGTCCGTCAACTTCGTCATGTCGAGTTCCGCTTGACAAGTGGTCAAGCCCTACTTTACAACGCCAGCTGTCGAGTCCAACTCGACACCCCTCCCCGGTCGCCCTAGGCCGGGGCAGGGGACCTCTAGGGCACTGGGGCAGGGGACAGGGCAATGGCATCTGAGAGGACCGCGTCAGATAAGGCGCTGGACTGGTCACAGGCGGTCGGCGCGTTCGGTATCGCACTGTGTGTCTTCGCGGTGGGCATGTGGGCCTTCGCTTCGTCTATCAGCTACGTCGGCTGCGAGATATCGCCGGCGTCTGAGCGCTGCATCGCAATTGCGAAGCGCGATGACGGGAAGCTGGCCGAAATGATTTCGGAGCACTACCGGTGAGCGCCGCAGACGCGTTGGCCGGCCTGGTCATGCTGTTGGTGATGTGGGGCCTGTGCTTCCTGACGCTTCGCCTCGGCCGCTGGTGGTTCGACTGGTGCGACCGCCGCGACATGGCCGTTTTTCGCGAGCAGGTGTTGCTCGCCGAGGCCGAAATGGAGCGTCGCCGGAAGGCGGGTGTCCTATGAGCCAGGTGGCCGTTCTCTTCGCTCGCGCCGACAGCAACTACAAGGCTTTGCCTGGTTGCGACGTTTACGACCTGGCGCGCGATGCCACGACGTACCAGGGCGATATGCCCGTTGTGGCGCATCCACCGTGCCGAGCCTGGGGCCGTTTTCGCGCCATGGCCAAGCCGCGACCTGGTGAGGCGGACCTGGCGTTCTTTGCGGTGGACTGCGTGCGTCGCTTCGGAGGCGTGCTGGAACACCCGGTTGCCTCGCGCCTATGGGCGGCCGCCGAACTGCCGCTACCTGGCCAGCGCGACCTCTATGGCGGTTTCACGCTGCCGGTCCTGCAATCAGCGTTCGGTCACCGCGCCGACAAGCCCACGCTGCTGTACATCGTCGGCATCGAGCCGGCGGACGTGCCGGCCATTCCGCTGAGGCTGGGCAGGGCGAGTCACGTCATCGCGCAGATGCGCACCCGCAAGGACGGCACTCGGCTCCGCAAGGGCGAGCCTGGTTGGCGTCCCGAGGTCACCAAGGCCGAACGCGAGCACACGCCGCCGGCGATGGCGACTTGGCTGGTGGACCTGGCGGGTCGATGCGGGAGGGCGCATGGACGCGGCTAACTGGAAATTGCACGAACTCTACGACGCGAAAAAGACAGCGCAGACCGACGACGAACGCCGCGAGCTAGACCGACTGATTGAGGAACGAATCAGGTGGGTTGGCTCGGGGCAGGGCGATGCAAGATGAATCCGCACGCGAACAGCCCGTGCGCCCACTGTGGCGGGTCGCTGGTCAGCCTGCTGGATGCGTCGCAGGTGCAGATGACCGTGTGCCAGAGCTGCGGCCTCCTGATTTGCACGCGCAGGGCTATGCAGACCTTCTCCGGCGCATCCCGTGGCAACAGTTCTGGACGCTCACGTTTCGCGTCAACAAGGCCAGTCGCAACGGCGGCATGCACGCCGAAGCTGCCGACAAGGCATTTCGCTACTTCGTCAGCTGCATCAACCGAGAGGTCTACGGGCCCAAGTGGTCGACGCGATGGCACGGCGGCATTCAGTGGGCGAGGGGACAGGAATTCCATCGCGACGGACGCCTGCATTTCCATGCCGTCGCAGCTGCGCCTACCGATGACCTCAACCGGCTCGTTAACCGCTACCAGTGGCACGAGTTCTGGTACCGCGAGTTCGGACGCAACCGCATCGAAGCGCCACGCAGCCAGGCGGATATCACCGGCTACGTGTCGAAGTACGTGACCAAGGGCGGGGAAGTCGATTTCAGTCGGAATTTCGGTGCCTGGACACCGCCGCCAATCGACTACACCGCCCGACCCGAGCAAGACGGCCTGCTACAGCCGAACCAGCAACACCCGTAGCACCCGGCGGACTGATGCAAGCATCGCGCTGTGGGCCAAGCGAGCAGCCTTCCAAGACCGCCACAGCGTGGGGGGAAAGGGGGGACATAGCTTGACCCCACAGTACCGCCCGAAATTTACCGACCAACCAACCGAAGAGAGAAAAGAGCCATGGGCGCAAAAGTCACCATCAAGAGCGAACCGCTGAACCGCTTTGTCACCACCAAGAACGGGCAGAAGCAGGTCCACTACCAGAACGCGGAACTGGAAACCAAAAACATGCGCGTGCAGCTGGAAGTGGAAATCGACAGCCCGCAGCAGGCGTACGCGAAGGACGGCGTGTATGACTGGGACGTGGAGTCCGACGTTATCCCCGGACGCTACGGCCCGGAACTGGCCCGGCGCATGACGCTGGTCCAGGTGCAACGCGGCCCGGCGAAGGCCGCGTAAGGAAGTCCCCCAGTGCCGCGCTATCTCGTCTGCCTCGACCCACAGCCAGCGCAGGACGGTTCCTGCGCGCAAACGGCGTGGATGGAGGTGGGCGGGATAGTGCAGTACCTGCCGACCGTTGAGCAGGCCAACGTTGTCGGTTCGTTGTTCTTCGCCAGCCTGCTAACCATCGCCGCTGCGAAGCGGGTTCTGAAACCACCGCGTCATCTTTAGGAGTACAGCAATGAAGAGTCTCATCCAGAAAGGCAAGTCCAAGTTCACTGCGCTGATGGCGGGCCTCGCCGCCCTGGTCGCCGCGCCGATGGCGTTCGCCACCGGTGGCTCCGGTGCCGACCTCAGCCCGGCCGTGACCGCGATGAACGAATACAAGGAAGAGGCGTTGGTCGCCATCCTGGCGTTCATCGTCATTCTGTGGACGCTGCGCGCCACCGGCGTGCTGAAGCCCCGTAGCTAA